CGCGATGAGTTAATAAATTCAGATCGTGTGTCTCTTACATACGGGGACGCAGTGAAGATAAAGAACGAAATCGAAAAGATACAACGTATGGCAGTTTCTAATCCAAGCATGGCTAACTTAGGCAGCAAGAATCTTCGATCTACGCCAGATTCTATTACTGCAAATTTCTTGAAAAATGATCTTGTACGCCTTGGGATGCCAGACCGAGAAATAACTTCCGATGAGATTAAAGCAGGAAGAAAGGCATACAAAAACGGTGTAAGAATGGTTATGGACCCATACCGGAAGTACATTCGAGAAGACGCTGAGTTTGCTGTAGACCCCGTTATCCTTTATTTAATGGACCCTAAAACCATGAAGCGCGTGGCTCCGGTTACCGCGAAGTACATACGCGACCATTTCGACAAAGCTAATCTTCCAGTTAAATTCCATGCCCATCCTATGGCTGTAATCCTGTCCATTCTAATGGCAGGTGCGCTTATGAAAGGCGAAGAGGAAGAAGAAGAGAAAATGGCACCTGGTGCGCTTAGTCCACAACCTGCACTTCTGAGTGCGTAGGAGAACCCGTGAAAGAGAGAGCAATTGATGTGGTGGCCATGCTGCCACAAATAGAAATGGTTAAGAACAGCAAGTTACTTTCTGCTGAAGACAAGGCCGTCTGTCTACGAGAGTTGGCGACAAGCCTGCCACCGGAAATGCTATGCAGTGGTTTCCCTGGTGTTAGGAGAATTGTCGAACAAGTTATTGATAGAGAGGTGGCAAATGCCCAGCCCAAGAAAGCAGAGAAAAAAGTCCCCGCCAAAGCCCCTGAAAAGGCCCCAAAACGCCCCAAAAAATAATTACTTTGCAAACCTTATGTCGACACCAGAGGGAAGGGCACTTAGAAAGCAGTGGTCCACCAAGCCTCGCAAGAATGCTGGTAGACCGAAGGGTGTACCTGACGGGCACACTGCGGAGACAATAAAACCTATTCGTGAACAAGCTAAAAAAGACGCTAAAAAGGTAGTGGAAATTATGTCAGAGAAATTCAACATTGAAGACGAGTACCAAAAGGAAGCCTTGAAAACCGCAGTAGAAGTTATGCGTGTCGACGGTCAATCCAGAGAAAGACTCGCAGCAGCACGTCTGGTATTAGATTTTACCAAGAGCAAGCCTGCGTCAAAGTCTGATGTCTCTATCCATAAAGCAGAAGACTTTTTAGCATCATTGTTAGTCGAGGATGAGCAAACCGATGAACAAGCAATTGAAGGAAGTGCGGAAGAAGTTACTAAATAGTTTTGAGTTTTACAGTAAATCTGCCCTCAAGATAAGAACAAAAGCAGGCAAGATCACCCCCCTCAAGTTAAACCCAGCCCAGCAAATTCTAAACGCTGCGGTTGAGGACCAGATGGCCACCGAAGGCAAAGTCAGGGTCATTATTCTAAAAGCAAGACAGCAAGGTTTATCTACTTACACAGGCGGCTACCTTTATTACTCGGTAAGCCAACGTCCTGCGTGTAAGGGGATGGTCATCACACACCATGCCGACAGTACCAGGGCACTCTTTGATATGACCAAGAGATTCCATGAGCATTGTCCAGATATCCTCAAGCCCCACACGAAATACTCTTCAAGACGGGAGATGAATTTTGATGTTCTTGACTCTAGTTTCGTCGTTGCAACAGCAGGTGGTGAAAGCATTGGCCGTGGTGAAACGCTTACTCACGTCCATGCTTCGGAACTCGCCTTCTGGCAAAAAAGCACTGCTCTGGACAATTGGAATGGCCTCACGCAAGCAGTACCTAATACAAAAGGCACGGCTATTTTTGTTGAGTCTACCGCCAATGGTGTCAACGGTATTTTCTATGACCTATGGCGCGGTGCGGTTGACGGCACTAATGGTTACGTTCCTGTTTTTATTCCTTGGTTCACTGATCCTGATTACCGTGAACCCACTACTGAGCATTTTGAAAGAACGCCAGAAGAGGAAGAGTTAGCCGAGAAGTTTGACCTGGACGATGAGCAGCTAATGTTCCGTCGCAAAAAGGTTGCCCAGAATGGCCTGGACCTATTCCGACAGGAGTACCCAAGCGAACCTGACGAGGCATTCCTGACAACTGGCCGCCCCGTGTTTAACCCAGACCAGCTAGTTAAAAACCTGGAGTCTACCAGGGACCTTGAGTCCCGAATGGCCCTGGAGAATAACGAGTGGAACCCAAACCATCGTGGCGAATTGTTTACCTGGCGACCTCACGTCGAGGGTGAGCAGTATTGCATCGGTGCTGACTGTTCCATGGGTGTCAGAGGGGGTGACTACAGTGTTGCCCAGGTGCTGGATTCCAAGAAGCGACAGGTAGCCACATTTCGGGCACACGTCCACCCTGACTACTTCGCTGAGGTCCTGTACAACTTAGGTATGTACTACAACGAAGCCTTGATATGCGTCGAGAACAACTCTCACGGCATTCTTACCTGTACACGCCTGGGCAAAGACATGGCCTACCCGAACTTTTACACAGAGATTCAGCACGACAAGGTGACTGATCGAGAAACTGTAAAACTAGGGTTCTCTACTACCGCAAAAACCAAACCCCTCATCATTGACCAACTCAGGGCCACCATGCGTGACGAAGAGTTGGAGCTAAATGACAAGGTCACTATACGAGAAATGCTGACATACATCGTGACTGAGTCTGGAGCCATGCAAGCTGAAAGTGGCTGCTATGACGATTGCGTGATGAGCCTGGCATTAGCAAATTATGTCCACCAAGGAGCCTGGGAACCCATTGAGGTTTCTGATTCTTATTACATTGAAATGGTATAAATAATGGCAAAACGTAAAGACTACAAGAAACTGTCGGACACTAACATCGTCACCCTGGTCGATGAGAATGTTGGCCTAGCAGTAGGCTATGCAGATTCAGAGTTGAGTACGGAACGTGCAAATGTTGTCGACTACTACAACGGAACTTTGCCCAAGCCGCTGCACGATGGAAACTCAAAGTACGTGTCTTTAGATTTGTACGATGCAGTGGAGAGCCTTAAAGCGGCACTCCTTGAAACCTTCAGTAGTGGCAATAAGACAGTAAAGTTTAGCCCACAGAACCAGGACGATGTTGCTAAGGCAAAAATCTGCACTGAGTACACTGACTACGTAGTTCATCGTCAGAATGATATGTACAAGGTGATGTCTACGGTTATACATGATGGGCTAATTGCCAGGGCAGGCATTGCCAAAGTATTCTGGGAAGAATCCGCGCACTTCGATTACGAAGAGTTTGAGGATGTCACCGAGGGCGAACTAGATATGCTCCTGGCCCAGGACGATGTCGAGCTAGTAGAAAGCACTACCGATGACCTGGGGTTGATCTCTGGGACCATCAGTATCGAAAGTGACACCTCCCAGGTAGCTATTGAGAACATCGCACCGGAAGAATTCCTTATCGAGACCCAGGCAAAGAGCCTGGACTCTGTTAACTTCTGTGCCCACAGAACAAAGAAAACAATCTCTGAGCTAACCGACGAAGGATACCCCAAGAAACTCCTGGACAAGATCGGGGAGCATTCTGATGTGGACATGGAAACCGATCCAGAAATATTGAGCCGTTTCGATAATATAGGCAACCGCAGTTTTAACTCGTCTGGTTACCAGGACCAGGTACGCACCGTCATGGTGTACGAAGCCTACATTATGCTAGATGTTGAGGGGACGGGAGTCGCTGAACTATACAAAGTAATCAAAGCTGGCAATGTTCTTTTATCTAAAGAAAAAGTATCCAGAAAACCCTTCATTGCTTTTGTTCCGCTCCCGATCCCTCACGCTTTTTATGGCAACAACTATGCTGCCAAAGTTATACCCACACAGAACGCCCGTACAGTGCTGACCCGGTCAATCCTGGACCATGCCATGATTACAAATAACCCCCGTTACACAGTAGTTAAAGGCGGCCTGACCAATCCCAGAGAATTAATTGATAACCGTGTGGGCGGGATCGTGAACACCACCAGGCCCGATGCAATCTCACCGATGCTACAGGCTCCTTTGAATCCGTTCACGTTCCAGACCATTCAGATGCTGGACGAAGACAAAGAAGACACTACTGGTGTCTCCAAGATTTCCCAGGGCCTAAACAAAGACGCAGTCAGCAAGCAAAACTCAGCCGCCATGGTTGAGCAGCTGGCGACCATGTCTCAGCAGCGGCAGAAGATTATCGCCAGGAACTTTGCTAACCAATTTGTTAAGCCACTGTTCCAGGAGGTTTATCAGCTGGTCTGTGAGAACGAAAGCCAGGAGCGCATTGTTGAGCTATCAGGTGAGTACGTGGCCTGTGATCCTCGCAAGTGGCGCGAGAAGCGCGATGTCGTTACTGAGATGCACCTGGGCTACGGAGAGCAGGACCGAGAATCTCAAAAGTACCTGGCACTGCACACGCTACTAAGTTCCGACCCTTCATTGTCCAAAATGTACCAGCCTCAGAATCAGTACGAGCTAATCTCTCGGACAATGGACATGACAGGTATCAAGGATGTCAGTGCATTCCTGACGAACCCACAAGAGTTGCCAGAAGAGCAGCCTGATCCCGCACAAGAGTTGCAGATGCAAATGATGCAAAAGCAGCTTGAAGTACAGGAACGTCAGACAGCAGTTGCTGAAATGAAAGCCCAGGTAGACGCTGAAATTAGCAAGATGAAACTTCAGTTGGAGAAAGCCAAGGTTGAAAACCAGCATGCTATCCAGAGCGACAACATGGACCTCAAAGAAGAGCAGCTACGACATAAGAAAGAGATTGACGCTGCCGAGATGGTCCTGGCACAACGTGCTGAACAGATTACTGCCATTGCAAGCCCGAATGGTTAAACCCCTAGTCTTTTAAGGAGAGACGAATGACCGAAGAAGAAAAGATGGTCGCCATGGGGGATCACGCTGAAAACTTTCTACAGAGTGATTCCTTTAACGCCATTATCAACAGCCTGGTAGAACAATGCTTCCAAAGTTTTGCCTTCAGTAAGCCCGAAGATGAAGCTGTAAGGCAGCATGCCTACTACCAGTATTTAGCAGTAACAGAAATAGTCGACACCATTAAACAACGTGTCGCTGTACGTGATGAAATTAACAACAGAGCAAGCGACAGCCGCTCAGAAGAGGAATAGACCATGTCAATTGATAACGTCAATAATACTTCCGACTCTCCCCTGGCATCAGTAGACGATGCCGCAGAAGCTATACTTGGACAATGGGAAGACGCTGATGAAGATCAGCTATCTGAAGATAGTCAAGAGGCTACAGATGAATCTACAGACGAGACTGACGTAGAGGAATCTGAAGAAACCGAAGATGAAACTGAAGACGAAGAATCTGATGAGGAAACTGAGGACCCTGACGAAGAATTAGAGGAAACCGAAGACAGTGACGAAGAGTCCGAGGACGATGATCAAGAAGTAGAAGAAATTGATCTGTCCGATGACACCCTGGTCGAGATTACTGTCGATGGAGAATCTAAGCAGGCATCCATAAAGGACCTTAAAAGACTCTACGGTCAAGAAGCATCTTTAACACGTAAGTCTCAAGAAGCTGCATCACAACGTAAGTTGGCCGATGACCAGCTGCAAAAAGCCGATGCGTCATTACAAGCAATGCTTAGTCGAGCCCAGGAACGGTACAAGCCTTACTCTGAGGTCGACATGTTGGTTGCCAGTAAGCAGATGGATGCCGAGTCATTCACTGCACTGAGAGCCGAAGCAAAGCAAGCCGAAGACGATCTTAAATTTCTAAGCGAAGAAGCCGACCAATTCTATTCGTTCGTTAAACAGCAACAAGCCGAAGCAAAACAGGCAGAAGCTAAAGAGTGCATAAAGGTCCTACAGAAAGAAATTCCTGACTGGAACAATGACCTCTATAACGACATACGAAGCTATGCAATTGGCCAGGGATTACCTGAAGAAGCCGTCAATCAATACTCCGATCCAAACGTGATCATGTTGCTTAACAAAGCACGAATGTTTGACCAAACTAAAAAGGTAGCTACTGCGAAAAAGGCTAAAGCGTCTAAGAAGATTTTGAGATCGAAGAAGGCACCCCCCACCAAAGCTGACATAAAAGCCCAACGTCAAAAGAAGACCATGGACAAGCTCAGAAGCGGTGGCAATGACCTCGACAATATTGCAGATGCGATTATGGCTGGCTGGGAATGATGCTCTATTTTTATTTTAATTTTCTCATTTTCAAAAGGTAATAAATCATGGCTACATTAGTCTCATATGCAACTGTAGGATTAGCGGAAGACGTTAGCACCACCATTGCAAATATCTCGCCTAAGTAACTTGGGCCGTCTCAGAGTAATCTGGGATTGTAACTAGGAGAATTGCTGGAAAATCGTAGTAGCGTGGTAGCTGCCGACAATCAGCAGCCGAGCCCCATTGTATGGGGAAGGTTCAACGACTATCCCGAAAGGGAGTACACTCAAGTGAGTGGAAGCACCTAGCCCCTTTTTAACAAAGGGTGAAGATATAGTCTGACCTGTATAGAAATATACAGCGGTCCCTCCAGGGGACGGGGCAGGAAGTAACGAACCTGCTTGAACACAAGTGACCTCAACACCATTCACCTCTGCCATCAAGTCAGAGAAAGTATCAGCCCGTTCGTTTTCTTGGTTAGAAGATTCAATTCGTGCGGCTGGCGTAAATGCGCTTGTAGAAGGTGCAGACGCAGCAACTACTGCCATCGGTCAGCCAACTGAGCGGTCTAACAACACTCAGATCATCGGTGAAGCATTTAAAGTTGCTGCAACTGTTGACGCTGTTCAGACCCACGGTCGTGCTAAGGAAACTGCATACGCCCTGGCAAAGACTCTGAAGGCAATTAAGCTCGATCAAGAACGCGCCTATGTTGGTGTCGACCAGGCAGCAGTACCTGGCACAGCATCCGCTGCTCGTAAAATGGCCTCTGCAACTCAGATGATTTCTACGTCTCTGGATGCAGGCTCCAACGCTACTGATCCACTTACTGAAGCGAAAGTTTTAGCATTGCATCAGACGTGCTACGAGAACGGCTCTGATCCATCGATCCTGATGGTTAAGCCTGGCGACAGTTCAATCATTGCTGGTTTTGCTACAGCAGCGAACCGTCAGCGTGACTTCTCGCAAGATAAGACACTGACTAACGCGATTGAAGTGCTGGTGACTCCCTTCGGAACTCTGAAGGTTCAGATCAACAGAAACCTGCTCTCAACGCACGCTCTAATGATCGACCCATCCATGTGGAAGCAGTGTGTATTGCGTCCATACACTCGCACTTTGCTGGCTAAGAATGGCGACTCTGACACTCATTTCTGTGTTGGCGAAGTCAGCTTGAAGCATAGCAACTTCAGCGATGGTGGAATGATTACTGGTCTTTCTTGATCAGTAGTTAACTAATTGCGGCCAGAGTTATTACTGCCAGGTTTCCGCTCTCCTTACTGGGAGTGGTGACTCTGGCTGCATTTTTATTTTATAAAGGAAGCAAAATGTCAGACCAAATTATTCATGATGTCCAGAACAAAGTGTTACGGGACAACGATCACGAAAACTTCAATATTGAAACCTCACAGTACATCTCACCTCAATTCATGGACCAGCTAAAGCAACAACGGAGCAACAGCCTGGGACAAACTGAGGGTGAGTACATGTCTGTCGCCAGGGTACCAGTAGCGGTCCACGAACAATGGCTACGCGAAGGTTTCGACATGATGCAAGAGCCTGCACATGCAATTGTCGCCAGGTTAAAACAGCAGAACCTTGATGGGTTCCTAACGACGAACAAGAAGGTGTAGCCAATGAGCC